GAATGCGGAAGACTTTCCCGCCGACGCGGCAGTGTGGGTCGGTCGCGATCCCGAGACCGCGCTCAACGGGATGCGCGGCGGACCCCGCATCGGCGTGATGGATAGCGCCGGTTTCTACGCCCCCCGCTTCGACCCCAATGGCCTCAACCTCGCGCTCCATACCGTGTGCGCCATCTCAAAGGTAACAACATGACGACGCAGCCCATCCAGATCGAGTCCGATCGCAACTTCGCTTCCGGCGGGCGGCTGGTCCGACAGATCACCAGCATCGACCGCGCGCATCTGGCCGTCGAGTTTGAGGCAGGACGAGATGCGCCGTCCACCATCGCCAACAGCGCAAACCCGGACCTGCCGCTTGGCCTCTATGGCTCGCCGACAATCAACCCCGGCTATGGGGTGGAGCTTTATTCGCCCGCTGCGGGTCAGACCGGCAAGTGGATCGACGGGCGCGTCGTCGGGATGGGGACGAACTTCACCGTCGCGGCTGTTGTGAACGTCCGGGACGCAGCCGACGCATCGCCGCTTATCACCAACCGGAATAGCGGCAATTATCAGCCCGGTTTCTACTTCTACGTCAGCGGCACATCCATCGCGTGCAACGTCGGCTGCATCGACCGCACCACCCTCGCGAACTCGTTACGCCTGACCGGCAACCTCAACGTCGCCACCCCGAATGCATGGCGGCTGGTCATCATGCGCGTCAGTGGCATCGTCGATCCTGTCGTGCAGATCAGCCAATATCGCGCGGGCGGGTTGGTCGGCGCGGTCCTGTCGAGCACGCACACCGGCTATGATCGCAACCCGGACATCCTCCCGCTCGCGTTCGGATCGACACGCGGCACAGTTCCAAACACGGGTGCCAGTGCCAACACTGTTGATTTTCTGGCGGGATTTGCCTGGGCCAATCAGGATGCGGTCCTGACCGACGCAGAATGCACGACGCTCTATAGCGAGGTCGCTGCCCATTTCGCCGCGCGCGGTGAAACGGTGTGAACGAACCCACCCTCCTAGACCAAAGCGTCAAGATCGCCGCCGGTGGCGTGTCGGCGGGGGGCGGTTTTTATGCGCTGGATCATCGGCTGGCTGACTGCCCGCCACGATCGCCGCGAATCCAATCTGGAGCGGCAGGAAGGCAGCATCGACGAACAGTGGCGGGCGTTGCGCGAGGAGCTGAACCGCGACCGCGCAGAGGTGCGCCGCGAAGCCGCCGCGATCAAGAGCCGCGTTGCAGCGATGGAGCGCCAGAATGAGGCGCTGCGCTACGCCTTCCACCATGTCGCCGGGGCGCTGATCCGCCTCGATCCGACCAACCCCGCGCTCGCCCAGGCCGAACAGATGCTGGCCCGCGCCTTCCCCCTCGATTTCACCCTGTTGGGTGAGGATGCCCCGCGAAACGCTTCCGCAAGAGAGGATGAAATCAGATCATGAGCATGATTCCAAACAGCCGCCCCCGGATGACCGAAGCTGCCCTGATGCCACTGGTCCGCCCGCTGGGAATCACCGATGCCGACCGCCTCTTTGTCGTCGGCGTGCGCGGCTACTACCGCGACACGATGGGCAAGCCCGGCGTCAACGATCGCGGGATCTATGACGACGCGCTCTTCATTGTCGCGCCGGGCCTGCATTTCAGCAGTTGGAACGCCAACACCGATCCCTCCCGCTACCGCAATGGCAAGGGCACCGGCGCGGGCAAGGGCATGGCCAGCCTCAAAACCGGCCTCTGGCGCGCACACCGATTCGGCCTGCACAAGGGCTATCCCGCCCTGATCCAGATCGGCGGCGCGGTCACCGTCGTCCGCGATGGTCAGCCCCCCTATGAGGACACTGGCTATTTCGGGATCAACATCCACAAGGGCGGCGTGACCACCACCTCGTCGGAGGGGTGCCAGACCATCCACCCGACGCAATGGCTCGCCTTCATGGCCAACATGGATGATCTGGCGAAGCGGCTGCGGCTGCGCGGGTCGGTCATCCCCTACGCCCTGGTCGACGCCAATGTTTGAACGTCTCGCTGCCATTGCCACCGCGCTCACCGCCCCATTCCGCGCGCTTGCCACCGCAGAGGGGCGGCGCGGCTGGGCGGTGGTGCTGCTTGCGGGCGGCGGGGTGTCGGGCACCGCGCTTGCCGCCTGGTCGCTCTACCTCGTCCGCCACGATACCCGATCGGCCTTCTATCTCGGTCTGACCGCGATGCTGCTCAACATCATCGTCTTCACCGGCTTCGCCGCGATGCTCGTGTCGCGCACGATCAAGGGCCAGATCATGGGCAACAGCTTCGAAATTAGCGACGCCGCCCGCACCGCCGCCATTGCGGCGGCCGCAGTGGTGACCGCGCGAGAGGAAGGAACTGAACATGATCCAGCTTAAGGTTGCGATGCTCGCCGGAGTTGCCGCGATGGTTGTCGGCGGGGCCGTGGGTGCCAAGCTGCACGATGCGCTGGTCCATCAGCCACACCTGTCCGACGACGCGGAAGCCTATGCCCGCATCAATGCCGCCCGCGAGCGGATGACGGCGGCGGCGATGCGGATCGGGCTGGCGCGCCGCGATGCACTCGACGCCCGGCAGGCAGAGATCCGCACGGTTACCCAAACGATCCTGAAGGAGGTTCCCCGTTATGTTGAAACGACCGTCCAGTGCCCGGCAAATGGGCCGGGGTCCGATGCGCCACTCCGCGTTGCTGTTGCTGATGTGTCTGTCGGTTTCGGCCTGCTCCACAACTATGCAGCCCGCGGCGTCCCTCCCCCTGCCGCCCCCGCCGCCGGTATCGACCTCGCTGCCCCTTCCGGAATTGGCGTGCCTGGAGTCGCCCAAACTATCGTGTCCAACTACGGGGTCTGCCACGCCGCGATAGCGGAGGCCGGGGCGTGGCGGGCATGGCAC